GACGTCCTTGGCGGGAACGGCCGACACACGGCTCATACCCGCCTTACGGACGTAAGAGTACCGGGTTCCGTCACGGCGGGTCACGCGGACGACGCGGCGAGTGGTTTTGCGGACGTGGCTGGAACGCAGAGCGGACTTCATTTACTAGGTGTCAAGAAAAATTGGTGGCGTGACCCTTCATAAACATCCGAAGTTTCCCGTCATTTGACGCACCGAAATCAAACACGTCAGAGTCGCCCAGATCCAGGTCAAGGGTCGGTAGTTCATACACTGCTCTCAATTTCATAGTAGAATAGAGAATCCCGGTGGCGTAAGACTTGAGATCCGTGACTGGCGCGGGACGGGACCACCCGAGCTTCATCGCGAGCACGTCACTGCTCCTCCCTAAAAAAGGTCCGGAGGGCGTGGACTCGGCCGCACCTCCGTCGATATATGTCCACTCCCCGATTTTTACAGTTGAAAATAGAAAAGGAATTGCGATGGTCGCACTGACGGCGTCGAGCACACTCAATTTAGGAGTGGAATTTACAGAAAAATAATCAGTCTTCATCAAGTCCACACAGTAGGCACTAACGTGGAACTTGATGGGGTGCCACGCGTACAACTCTTCGAACGTGACGTCGGGCCTACCCATGAATTTAATACACGCTTCGGATAGTACCTTTCGAATTTTGGTCGGAGATACGAGTCCATAATTCTTCATGAAGTTTTTCAAATTTGGTTTCATAATCTGTTTCACGGGCACGTCGAGAGCGTAGTCGAGAACCTTGGGGATGTCCCCTTTCGTCGCGAGAAACAGGAAGCCTAATAGGCCTCCGGCTGACGCCCCCGAGATTTCCTCGAGGTCATCAAGCCGTCCTTCTTGTTTTAGTTTTGATAGAACTCCTAAATAAAGGAAGAAGCCCATGGCTCCTGGCCCGATGGATAGGCATCGGACCATTCTATGATTTTAGTTTAATAATACTGGGGAAACTGACCGCGCAGGAAGGCGAACAGCAGAGCGAACACCAGGGTGTGTGCGCCCACGGCCATCGGTGAGGACTGGCCTGAAAGGAACAGACCGGCGTTCTTGGGTGGGATGGTCAGCAGCAGACCTGGGGTCAGCAGCACGAACAGCACCGCTGGGACGAACAGGTCAGCCTTGGTCAGGCTGATCTTCAGCACAAACTTGGCAATCGCCCAGTAGACCAGGGACAGGACCAGCGCGTGGAACACGGCCTGGACCAGCAGACCGGCGCCGGATGGCAGGGCCAGGAGCATGCCTGGGCTCAGCACGGCGAACAGGATGGCTGGAATGAGAACCTTGGGGCCGGTAACGTCGAACATCTTTACAAATATCCGATATATTTTTCAGCCCACCCGAAAAAGTTCTCAGCCTGGACCCGATCTGAAATGACCGGGAGGTTGCTGATGAGGTTCCAAATCTCGATGTGGGTCGGTGCCGACTCGTGTTCCTGGAACCACTGAACGCGACCAAGGACGAGATCGGCAAAGTCCGGGAACTTGGCCGAAAGATTAATATAACGAGATTCGGTATATTCACGAATCTTCATCCAACCATCGAGGAGTTCCTGGGAGTACATGTCCTGCCAGTCTTCTGGATGGAGTTCGTTGTCAAACTCGTCCGATCCGTCCGAATCGTATGCGAGGTCGTAATTGTACGCATCACGCGAATACTCATCGTTGATACCCATTGTGTTGTGACTTGTATTACAAACGCCCCTGGCCTCTAAGCCTCGAGGAGAGCCTTCAGACCCGTCACCGTGACACCATCGGACTCCTTGGTCGGCGCGGCGTCCAAAATGGCCTGGAACGCACCCTCAACCTGAGCCTCATTTCCACCGAAATAAGATCCAAGACCCTTTTTGATCACATCCTTGGTCAGAGACCCCTTGGTCTTTTTTACCTTGAAATTCACTTTAACCTTGTCATCGTGAACTTTTACGGTATCAATAGAGCGCTCTTTCATGTGTTTCGTCACAAACTGGCGAAGATCCTTCTCGCGACCGTTTAGGACGCTGAGATCTTTGCGAGCTGCGGCCAACTGGGCCTTGAGGGCGACCCACTCAGTCATGGCTGCTTTAAAGTCCATATTTAGTAACTACGCAGTAGTTATTTGTGCGTAGCTTGACGCGCGGGGAAGAAACTCGCGAGTTTCTTCACTGGTACTCGGGCGAAATCTCAAACTTGGGGCGCATGGTGTCGGGGGGGATCGTGCTGAGGTTGAAGATGCTGACTGGGGTGCGGGGGTTCATTGGCTCCGAGCGGAACTGCTGGTTGGCGTTGCGCAGAACGCCGCCGACCGTCTCTGGGTAGCCAATCTGGTTGCGTGGGTCCAGGTAGTTCTGGCCCGACAGAATCTTGTCTGGGCTGAACTGACCAAAGTCCTCGGTCTGAACCACCTCGCGGGGGATCAGGCTGGCGGACGACACATCACCGCCATATGCTGTGGATTCCACGGCGCTGCCGGTCAGGTCGCGCTGGTAACCAGCGCCCGTCGAGCTCGCCGGGGAGTTGCTCGTGTTGAAACCGGTCAGTGCGGGGCCAGAGAAACCGCTGGACTTGGGGGCGAACAGGAGGAAAAGAATGACGACGGCCAGGAGCAGAATTGCCAGTCCCTTGCGATCCATATTATTAATAGTTACCGATAATTTTTTTGGGCTGGGGCCCGAAGGACTTGGGTGGGAAGGGACTTTAGTCCAGATAATCCGCCGGGTCCTCATCCTCCTGCTCGACCGGCTCGTCCGAGAAAAGATACTCCTTGGGGAGCTCGGGGGTCTTGGGGGTCGCCCGGACGCGCACCTGGAGAATACGCCAGATGGGACCGAACGACTTTTTCAGAAACCACAAACCCGACAGCTCAAGCATCACATCGCACGACGTCTCGGGCTGGATATCCTGGAGCTCGACTGGGTTCTTGCGAGTGTCGAATGCAAGGGTCGCCACCTGACCCTTGACAGTGACGAGAGATGCGCCCAGTGCTCCGTCGGTCACACTCTCCTGCCACGCGTTCTGGATGGTCTCGTCGCTCAGGTCCTTGCCGAACCACTCCTGCTTGGACAACTTGGCCTGGGCCAAGATCTGCTCATCAATTACTGAGAAAAGATTGGACTCGGTCTTGAAATTGACCGACTTGGAGGCGAGCGAGTCCTGGAGAATCAGACCGTTGACCTGGTGACGGGCGCCGGCAATCTTCAGAAAGTAACGTCCGTCTGGAAGCTTCTGGGGTGTTGCGTACTCCATTATACTACTGAAAACTAATTTCTTCTTTAAGAGTAGACGATGAGTACGTGTAGGTCTGATCTGATTACTAAGGGATGTCAGTGCTTGGCCAACCCAATCGACCCCGGGTCCCAGGTTTGCGCTTATATAAACCGCCAGAACGGCCTGGTGTCTCCATGTGATGAGGGGTGCTGTGTACCAAGATGTACCATCAACCGTAAACTCCCCACGGTTCTTCAATTTCAAAATGAATTTCGTGCTTCAACTGGAACTGCGCTTCCCCCTGGCTTTGGCGTCAACCTCATGACGAGTGAAGAGCCGACTAGGAAGAAGGAGGAGACGATGTATATGGAGCCAGACACGCGGTACCAGACGGTCCTAGAGCGAATGATAATTCCCCTCCTGATGTTGGTTATTGTGTTTTTGGCCATCGCATCCCTGGCTTAAAGGTGACCCCCGTGTGTAGAGTAGAAATGGCCGACACCCCAGTCACCCTCGAGCTGCTTGCCAAGGAGCTGAAGGCGCTGCGCAAGGATGTACGCAAGATTCGTCAGCACTTTGAGGACCCCACGGGTGAGAAGCAGGCTGCCCGTTCCCAGAACAACGGGTTCAACAAGCCCCTGAACGTGACGGACAAGCTGCGCGCTTTCCTGAGCCTGGCGGCCGATGAGAAGATCTCGCGCTCCCAGGTTACGGCCCGTATCAACACCTACGTGACCGAGAAGGGCCTGAAGGCGGGTCAGAACATCTCCCTGGATGCGATCCTGCAGGACCTGCTGCAGCCACCAGCGGGAACCCAGGTGACCTTCCTGAACATCCAGAAGTTCATCAACCCCCACTACATCAAGGACCCTACGACCGAGAAGAAGCCCCGTGCGAAGAAGGCGGTGGCTGACGAGAAGACGGAGTCTTCGACCGGGGACGCGGCCCCAAAGGAGAAGAAGGTTCGCCCAAAGGTTGCGAAGGCGCCAGCTTCTTAGGTTGTCTGATCGTGTGAACAAAAATAAATACAATGTGTAATATATATGGCTTTCACATTACCTTTCGTCATAACAAAAACAATATTAGTACTAATTTCATTTGTGTTGCTCCTCATCAACCCCAAACTAGCCATCCCTTTATTGATATTGAACATCGGGGTCGCCGTCGCAGAATCGCTGCACAACCACCATATATTGAATGCCATTATCGGTGCTGCACTAATGATATGGATATTTAATATGAAATATGATGACGTGTCTCCTCAAGTACCAGCCATGATAGTACTTTATACTATGTGGAACATTCAGTTTCACTATATACATGTCGGCGACATCGTTACATCACTTTCACATACACTCATTCCTGCGATCGTCGCGCTACGGGTATACACCGTGGCACCGGAATACACGTTGCGTATGTTCGCTTTGGCTCGATTCATAGCACTTTCTACACATGGTATACATTACGCAAGCCCCGTGGTGTGTCATTCGCAAGGAGTTTATTGATCGCGAGCCCTTCAAGGGCTTAAAAGTATGCGTGTAGTGTAATACAAAACAAAATGGAGGAGACTCCAACTTTGTCGCGTGATAAGCTAAATTCCCTTGTTGGGACAAAAATCAACAATATTGAACTGTATCAACGGGCTTTCACTCACAAAAGCGCGTTGAAGCGGTACTCTGGTCTGACTGGTTCGTACGAAACTCTTGAATTCATGGGAGATTCGGTACTTGGTTTCATCATCACAAAGCACCTGTTTGATCAGTACGAAAAGCACCAAGAGGGGTTCTTGACCAAGGCGCGCACGAAGATGGTCAGGGGCAAGACCCTGTGTGAAATTTCCAAGATTTTAGGCCTTGAAAAGTTGATCCTGATGGATGAAAAGGGGGAGCGCAACGGATGGAACACCAACGAGCACATCATGGAGGACGTCTTCGAGGCTCTCGTGGGCGCTATATATCTGGATCTCGGAATGGTCCACGCAAAGCAATTCGTTCTTGAATCGTTCACAAAGGTGGAGACGTCCCTCGTGGATGACAATTACAAGGACCAATTGATGCGCTGGTGTCAGGCGCTCAAGTACCCCTTGCCGGAGTATCGCGTAGATGGTCAGACGAACGGGCAATTCTTCATTACGGTCATAGTGGATGGTATGGAATGCGGCGCGGGTTTTGCACTTACCAAGAAACAGGGCGAGCAGAACGCAGCCGAAATTGTACTTAAGACGGATCCTCGATTCAAGAGTAAGAATGGAGGACCCCCAAAACGTGAGGGACGTGGCGGCGAAGCTCCTTGCGGCTGAATATGCCGAACAAAGATCTGATGAATGGTTAGCGCTCCGTGAACAAATGATCACGGCGAGTGACGTCGCGAGTGCGATCGGTGAGAGTCGTTATGAATCTCCGGATGCGTTTGTGAAGAAAAAGGTTCTGAGCCTCAAGTGGGCCGGAAACGCCGCGACGGCGCACGGGACCCTTCTCGAGCCCCTCGTGCGAGACCTGTATGACGAGCGAACCGGGCGCAAGTCTCATGAGATTGGGCTCGTTCAGCATCGTGATTACCCGTGGCTCGGGGCGTCGCCCGATGGCGTCACAGAAGATGGGCTCCTCATCGAGATAAAGTGCCCATTGACGCGCAAAATCGAGGCAAAGGTGCCCAAGCACTATCTACCCCAAGTCCAACTCCAGCTCGAGATTACGGACCTGGAGGAGTGTGATTTTGTGCAGTACCGGCCGGCGAAGACCGAAGGCGCCGAGCCAGAGTTTGTGGTTGTCCGCGTCAAGCGTGATCGGGACTGGTTCGCAAAGAACCTACCGGCTATGAAGGCTGCATGGGATCGTATAGTCAAAGGGCGTGAACACGGTCTATGTGAGCTGGTGGACGAACCTTCCACATCGCAGTTTAAGAATGAAATTGTATGTGAGCTAGTAGAAGATGACGCCTGAGGAGGCTTTTCAGGATATTTTTGGTCCGAAAATATCCTGCCGACACAAGAACCGGTTCCTCAAGTGCCGTGAATGTGCGGGGGACTTTTGCGCCAAGTGCATTCAGCTCGAGGTTCACGTGTGCCCCAAGCTGGATGAACGGTCTAAAACTGAAAAAGAGAATTTATCAAAGAAATTAGTCAGGGTGGTGGCGGCCAAGGTGGCTACTTTTTGATGCGTGAAAACAGATACACCACCAACGCAATAAGCGCGAGCCAAATGAGCAGGTCAGGCGTCTTTAAGGCTCCCGCCGTCCATGTGTCATCCTTGGCGCGATGGCCTCCCATCCAACTCCATGGCTGTCCTGGGCGCATCCACGACACGGTACCGTCTGGGAACTCATTCTTGCGTGCTGGGAAACCGCGGAAAGGCGCTGGGCTCGACTCGGCCGTCTTTAAGTACATGGAACCGGACAGGTTCATGTTAGGGTCTGAGGCGAC